CACGCTGTACGCTGCCCCCAATGCCGTCGACGTGCTCCCCAATGCCGCCGCCAACTCAGTAGCGATCTGCGTTGTGGTGACCGTTGTCCCAATCGTCAGAACGATCGAACGGCCGTTGCAGGTCACTGTCAGCGTATCCGCCGCGACCCACGTCCCGCCGATCGTGATCGTCTCTTTTTGGGCGACGGGGAGCGCCCCGCCCTGCCATCTTCGTGTAGCCATGCGTTATCCCGGCGGTCGACCGCTCAGAGGGGAAGGGGATTCGAATTCGTAAGCCCATTGTACGGAATACATCTGATTGCCGTACTGGCCGAGTCGCGTTGGGCTTTGGTAGGTCACCCGCCGTCGGTCTCGATGCTCAGCCAATGGGAACGCCGGGTTGGGGACGCTCGGCCATGTCGCCACGCCGACCGCTGTGCCTTGCTGCTGACAGGTGTAGGGCGTCTGCTGCCGAACGAGTTGCTCGATCGGTGGCCCGTACAGAGTCGGAATCACGACCTTCTGTTGCCCCCCTCCGCCGAAGGTGTATGACTCGGTGTAGGACAGGATTCCCAGATCGTTGTTGTATTCGGCCTCTGCTGTGATCTGGTACGTCCGGAATGTGGTGTACTCGCTGCCGTCGCCCGTCGGGTATGACAGATCGAGAATCCGCACACCCTGCCGACTGCCCGTGTTGTACATCGAGTGCCGAACCGATGTCCCGTCGCTGGAGTAGAGCACCAGATCGCGACCATCGACGCCGTAGGCTGCCTCAAGAGCGACGATCGCGGTCCTCAAATTGGCCTCTGTGCCGGCCTGTAGGATGCCCCTGATGCTCCAGTTGGCAACGTATCCCGAACGCGCCCCGACCTCGTTGAACGTCGATCTCTGAGAGATGACCAGCGTCACCTCGTTGTCCGCGTGGGTGTAGGTGCCGTATTTCAGAATCATAGCGCCCCCACCCCCGCCGCTCGAAGTGCTTTGGCCTCATTCGCCTGTGCGTTGAGTTGTGACCGCAGCTTGTTGATCGTGATGTTCTCCATCTCCCGCACAAGAGGGGCCAGCCGTTCCTCCAATGCGTCTGCAATCTTCGACGGGTCAAGATCGATGTTGATCGTCTGCTCGATCTCAGCCGACACCTTGGCTTCAGCCGCCGCGATCTTCTGGTCGAGCCCGAGAATCTTGACGATCTCCGCGAATCCCGCAGCGTCTGCCCCGGCCTTGGCCTGCTCGGCAATGATGCCCCTGAATGCTACGTTGCCGCGGGCGAACTTGAGTTCTTCGGCTGACAGTTGCCCCACGCCACCCGCCGCGATCCGCTGGGCGATGTCCCGCGTCGCCTGTTTCTCGCGAACGTCCATCAGGCCGAATTCTTCGCGGGCTGCGTCGATCCGCCGCCGCTGTTCGTCGATCAGTTCCCGCTCTGCCTTGGTCCGTTCCAAGAGGATGCCGTTGAGTTGCTTTTCCGCCTCCAGTCGCTTGCCTTGGATGTCCGCAAACGTCGCTTCCTTTTGTGCCTGATTCGGCTTGCGGGCCTGCTCTTGCTGCCCCGCGATCTCTCGCAAAATTCCGAAATTCTGGCCGCCCATCATGGCGAGTGCAGCACCTTGGCCCATCGGCCCCATCCCGCCAAGCATTCCGCCCATCTCGCCGAGGAATTCCCGCCCCGGGCCAGCAAAACGATTCTCGACAAACTTTCCCTCGCGAACCTCCTTGATGCCCTCTGTCAGGCCAGACAGGATTATCCTGGGGGCATTGAGTGCTGTGATCGTTGCCGATGTGATCATCATCAGCTTGTTATCGCCGCCCGAGAGGAACCCCGGGCCACCACCTTTCGCCTGTGCTTTGGCCGCCTCTCGCACGCCCTTTTCAACGCCCTGCCCCACCTCCTTGGCGATGGCCTCCACCTCAATCGGCTTGCGGTCTGGGCCAGGTAGGGCAAGCTGGCCACCCCGGCCACCGCCCCCACCCATTCCACCACCAACGATCAGCCCACCACCACCGCCCCCAGACGCCCCCCGGCGAAACGCATTCCACGCGGCAGAGACGCGGCGGATCATCTCCAGATACGCCGCCTCTAGTCGCCGCACATCGGTGATCTGATCATTGATCAGGTTCCGGTGTTCGGTCCGCAAGCGGGCATACGATAGGATCTGTGCGGTCTCGACGAACTTGACGACAGCCAGCCCGGTTTCCGCCGCCTTGCGGGAGTCCGCCGGACTCTGGAACATCATCTTGACGTTGACTACAACGTCGGTTTCGACTGGCATTACTTCCGACCCCCTATCAATGCCCCGAGGGGGCCAGCGATCGTATAGGCTTGCTGTGTCTCGGCCGCGTCGACTGCCTGCCGGATGATCGCCGCGTTTCTGCGAACGATAGGATCGTCTGGAAACTGCCCCACGGCTCGGCACTGGGAATAGTGCTCATAGGCCAGCCAATTTGATTCTGTGAGGCTCTTGGGGCTCTCAGGCGTTCCCTTGGGACAGCCGTTGGCTCGGAGTCTGCACGGTGCCCGCGTGCCCTTCGGTCGTGGCACTGGCTGCCCCTGCCGCTCCAGCCTCTCCCCGGTCTTTTCGTCGTACACGAACGCCTCACAGTCGGCACAGTCGCGGTAGGCTACTTCGGGGTGCAGGATCAGCAGCCGCACCCCTTCAGCTAGTTTTTTGTGGCGTCTCCGGTGTCTTTCTCGGGCTCGGTGTTGCCCGATACAACGCCCCACAGCTTCATCACGAGAGGCGGGACAAGCCGCTTGATCGTGGCCTCCGAAACTGGCACCGCTTCACCATTGGGGCCGCTCAGAGTCCACGAGACGAGTTTCTTCGAAAGGATCTCATCGACGATCGCCATCCACCCCGCATCGTCGATCCCCTTTGTTCTCGCCGTGTACTCGATCACATCGATGCGCACCATCGGCCGATAGACAAGGTGGATCTCATCCCACTGGCCAGAGGCAGGGATGGTGGTCTCGCGAGTGTAGCCGTCGGGTATGAAGGGGCTTGGCATTATGCAGTCGAGTCAGAGGTAATGGACAGTTCTTTCGTTGATCCGCTGCTCTTGGCGATGCCGTTCATCTCAAGAAGGATCTCGCCCGGGCCGCCGACAACAGGCGACGAATCGGCCACCGCGAGAGCGCCGACCGTGAACGTGATTGACCGGCCGCCGTTGGTCAGAACGAAGGTGGCACCGCTCGCCCCGCTGGAGTTGATGCCGTACAAGTCCACCTCGTCGGACGTGTAGGGGACGGTCATTGAGACAGTGACCACCCGGCCCTGCGTGTGGATGTCGGTCGCGGTGTTGCTGTTCGAGAAGCGGGCATTCAGTTGATTGTCAATGCTCAACTCCCAGCGTGTCACCACGCGGGCCGATCCCTCGACAGTGCAGACCGCATCGGACCAGATATATGGCGGATCGGTGGGGGCCGCGATGGTCGGGAACGCCGTCGCGCTCACGGTCTCACTCTTGCCCGTGATCTCCAGATCCAACTCAAGAGCACCGCCCGCCGTTGCCCGGAATGTCGCCCGGGCCACCTTGCAGCCAGCATAGACAAACCGCTTCGCCACCCGCTCGATCAGCACGTCAAACTCTGGCAGCGTCTCGGCCACCGCGAACAGATCGGCCACCTCCGCCGACCCCATGATCCGGGGCAAGAGAAGATCCAGCATCGCGGGGGTCGCGTGGAATGCGATGGTCCCGTTGATCCTCACGGTGCCGTCTCGCGTGCGTTCGATCGGCATGGATCGAGTCCCCCGGATGCCCGAGGTCTCGACGATCTCGCGGGCAGCCCGCAAGCCCTCCGTGCGAAACTCATAGGCCTCTGTGTAGCTCCCAATCGCTGTCCCGGCCGCAGCCATCGACAGGCGGGACTGGTGCCCCATTGATGCGTCAGCCATTCAGCTTTTCTCCCAGATGTTGGGCCACGGCATCGCCTAAGCGCTGCCCGATCTTGCCTGCCGTTGTCAGATCCACACCGACATGGGGACGGGCGGGCATCCGCACTTGTCCCGCTGCGTCCTTCGTGCCGTACTGGTGATAGTGTGAGTACTCGACCGACGTTCCGAACGTCAGCCAAGTATCCCCCGTCATCCAGATTGTATCCTCTGTGCCCGGTGCCGTCAGGCTGTTGAATAACCGCGTGGTGTCTACCAGTTTGGTTGCGTGGCCTTTGCGTAGGATCGTCCACATCGACAGAGGAGCCCAACCGACATTATCCGGGCCAGCCTGCCGCAAGAACATATCCCGCTCGAACCCCTGAAGGATGCCCACGCAATCGTCCAGCGCCTCTGTGTAGTTAGCTTCCTCTGCCGACTTGACCGCCGCCTCAAATGCCTTGGTGAAGTCGTCCATTGAGTCGAACTTGTCGCTCACGTCCGGCCCTCCCGATTGCTGATCCGCAGGGTAAACCCCGAGACAAACAGATCCCGCTGGAATGCCGCATTGTCGACGATTGCTAGGGGAGTCAACGCCATGTTGTACCCCCGCGTCGCGTCCAGCCGCTGATTGGAGAACGCCTTGCGGATCGTCTCCCGCCACGATAGCCGCTGATCCAGCCCCATCACCTGCCGATCCGTGGGCTGCTCTGCGTCGATCTTGAGACTCGCGACGATGGCCACGATGACAGGGTAGACGATGTCGTCTCGCACGTTGCTTGAGGCTGTAATGGTCTCCG